TTGACCAACGAATCTTCTACACTTCAACGAGGACTAAAAAATCGACATATCCAATTAATTGCTATGGGTGGAGCAATTGGTACCGGATTATTTTTAGGCTCGGCGCAAGTGATTCAATCTGCGGGACCATCCATTATTTTAGGATATGCCATTGGTGGCTTAATTGCTTTTTTAATTATGCGCCACCTGGGAGAAATGATTGTTGAAGAACCTGTTGCAGGATCGTTCAGCCATTTTGCGTATAAATACTGGGGGAAATTTCCCGGATTTTTAGCTGGATGGAATTATTGGATGCTCTATGTTCTGGTTGCGATGAGTGAACTCACCGCGGTAGCCAAATATATTAATTACTGGTGGCCTCATATTCCAGCATGGACTTCTGTCTTATTTTTCTTTGTCGTGATTACGGCAATTAACCTAACAAACGTCAAATTTTATGGTGAGTCCGAATTCTGGCTCGCTATTATTAAAGTTGCTGCGGTTATCTCTATGATTGTTTTTGGCCTTTATTTGCTATTTACAGCAGATGTAGGTTCAAGCATTTCGTTTAGTAACCTTTGGTCTCATGGTGGATTTTTTCCAAATGGCTTTAGCGGCCTCTTCTATATGTTGGCTTTCTTGATGTTCGCCTTTGGTGGTATTGAACTAATTGGTATGGCCGCGGCAGAAGCAAAAGATCCGAAAAAAACCATTCCAAAAGCAATTAACCAAGTTGTTTTCCGTATCTTGATTTTCTATATCGGTTCACTAGCGATCTTACTTTCATTAGTGCCGTGGAACCAATTAGATCTAGGCGGACTCGATAAAAGTCCATTTGTTATGATTTTTAGTCAAATGGGTATTGGTTGGGCTGCACACTTACTGAACTTTATTATTTTAACCGCTGCTCTCTCTGTTTATAACAGTGGGATGTTTGCAAATAGCCGTATGCTTTACGGTTTAGCTCAACAAGGCAATGCACCAAAAATTTTCAAGAAAGTAAATAAACAAGGTGTACCTGTACCAGCAGTTTTGCTATCGGCATTACTCATTTTTGGCTGTGTTCTTTTAAATTACTTTGTACCAGAAGATGCTTTAAGCCACTTAATGTACATTGTTGTTGGAGCACTGGTATTGAACTGGGCGATGATCAGTATGACTCACCTCAAGTTTAAATCAGCAATGAAAAAACTCGGTCAAAAAACTCACTTTCCTGCACTTTGGGCACCGTTTAGTAACTATCTGGTTTTAGGTTTTATTGCTGTAGTACTCTACATTATGTGGAGTCAGGGCTTTAAAGAATCAGTGATGATGATTCCTATTTGGATCGTTCTCATGTTTATTTTGTTTAAAGTACTCAATGCCAAAGAACAGTAATCTAAAAGCTTGTACTTAAAACTATAAAAAGTCATTGCCTCGGCAATGGCTTTTTTGTTTATAATCAGAAAATTATGCGCCCTTAGCTTAACTGGATAGAGCAGTTGCCTCCTAAGCGACCGACGTGGGTTCGAGTCCCGCAGGGCGCACATATAAACTATAATTAAATCAATAACTTTAATTTTTTAATTGTTCTTTTGACAGGTTTTTGACAGGTTTTGCCGTTTTAAAGGTCAACCTTGACAGGAAGCTCCCAACGGCGTCTATTAAATGTCACGGTTCCATCAATGTTTATTGGTAATTGATTGCCGTTGTAGTCGAAAACCTTTAAAACTTTACCGCCTTTGTTTACCTCAGCAAGCAAATTACACGTGTGCTCAAGCTTTCCAACTTCTGTGACCATAATCATTAATTGCATTGCTATCTCCATTTTTATGAAAGTATAAAAAAGATTAAAAATAATGCAAAATAGATATTGACGACTAATTATAATTAGTCCATTATTAACTCATAGACACATGAACAGGTCATCAGTCAAAAAGCAAAGGGCTTTAAAAATGAATACTATTAAAATTGCAAAACCATTCGCTAAATCTTTCAATACTCTTTTACGTGGTGAAGTTGTTTCATACTCACCTCGTTCGCTAAAAGTTGCAATTGGTCGTGATGCTGTAAGTGTATCAAAAGAAACAATGGATGAAATTGTTAATACATCAGATGCTTATGGCGATAAATTTTCTCTTGTTGTTTCAGCATTCCGTGATGCTATGAACTAATTCAGAAGGCTCTGAAATGAGCCTTTTTACTTTTTTGGAAATATGAAAATGATTAACCAGATTGAATTGCTTGAAAAGCTAGGAATTGCTGCATTTGGTAATGCATGGAAAGCATCTTTGGCAGATGCATTGCCAGTCGCTCGACCAACAATAACTGACTGGATGACTGGAAAGAAACCTATTCCAGTTGGCATTTGGGCCAATATTCAAAAGATCATTGAATCACGCCTGATGGGCTTACAAGGCGCCTTAGTTGAAATTAAAGAACAACGTCACTTGATTATTGTTGAAGAAATGAAACGTAAAGGTAGGGCTTATATTCAAGATGAATTTTCTGCATATCTGTATGCTATGTCAGATGATGAAATTATGAAGCTGCTTTCAGCATATAAGAAAGAATATGCTCGATTGTCAGCAGAATACCCAAACGACATATTTGCTGATCTTTTAGTAATTAAAGATGCTATAGACTTCAATATTTGCATACGCGATATGAATGGAAATCTTGATCTTGGTTTAGCGGAAGACTGTGCATTGTCTTATTTTAAAAATAAGAAGTTAGCTAAAGAGTTTGATCTGGATGAGCTATTTATGGTGGAAAGAGTAAAAGAAATTGAGAATAATTTTGCTCAAAATGTGCAATCATCCAAATGATTGAGCAAATAATTGCACATTAATAAAGGCTCCTACTTAAGAGCCTTCACAATCGCTCTGTGCCGTGCTTTGCAGTCATTATATTTTGCAACTGTAGGCACAGCCCAAATCATCCAGTCTTTGCCAGTTGTGCCTGCCAATTCGCTCAGATCGGGGCATGGTTGCAATAGGTTAGCTGGTATTACCGGCTTTAATGAGTTCATTGAGTTGCTGCATCCCGTTATCATCAATACAGCTAGACTTATAAACAGGACGCTCCACGATCTTTTGCACTTCACGTGTAATTGTTTCGACTTTAGTGCTTTGCTCTGCTTTAACTTTTTCATAGTCTGCGCTCACTTTATTGATCTGATTTTGCTTTTCGGCAAGTGCCTCTAAGTTTTTCTTTTCAATTTTTTGGATCTGTGACAAACACTTTTGATCTGCTTGATTTAATTTGCCTGCTAAGTGATTTGTGTACGCAATTTGAACTAAGTACAAAATTGACAAAACGATGATCAAGGACCATCGCTTATTGTTTAAAATCCAAGTCATGAATTAGCCCCCATACACTTTTGATAACGATCAACCTGACGTACCCAAACCCCATAACAACCATTGGAACGGATTGAACAATCACGCTTTGCAACGTATTTCCATTTCAATAACGATTCACAAGCGGCTTTATATTTTCCAATTTTTAGATTTTTCAGCATGGATGAGCCAGACCAGGCACCAATCCCATATTGATATGTAAAATCTAGATAAAGGTCATATTCAGCTTGTGAAATTGGAATATTCAGCAATGTCTTATTGAACGCTTTAGCATCTTTATTCATTGTGAATTTCAAATACTCAAAAGCCTGCTTTCGAGTAATAGCCGGGTCCTTCATAGTTACAGCACGGCCATCCGGGTAAAATGTTGTGCCATTGCCAATGGTCGGACGATCACCTTTTACGGGAATGACTGGTTTAGGTGTATAGCCCTCTTTTGTGGCCGTTGCTTGAACTTGTTGATCACTAGGCCCATAAATAACTAAGCCGCCAAAAGCGACGGCTAATGTTGAACCAACAACGAATAACTTAGTCTTGTTTGACATTACAGTCACCTTTTAACTTTTGAATACGTAGCTCGTACTCTGCCTTTCTTAGCTTATGCTCTACCTTCTCACGGCGATTACGCGCCCAAGCAAAATAAAGCTGTACAGCCAAACCAAGTGCAGCAATTACTAAACCACCCCATGCAATAACATCAATTTTGGCTATAAATCCGATAAACGACCCCACACCAGTAGTTGCTGTCACTTTTTGCGTTATTGTTGCTGCACCAACCCCGAATGCAGACTGAGTTTCAGACATTTTATTTCTCCAGAAATAGGCAATAAAAAAAGCCCTAACTTATTTAAAGCTATGGCTTGTGGTGGTTTGTTGAGTAAAACAAAATGGTTTATATTCCCACCCTGTTTCTATAAAATTCGTACCAACTTGTATAGCAAGAATTAAATATGATGAATCAGAAATTTAGATACGATATTAATGGATTAAGAGCTTATGCCGTTGCTTTTGTTGTGCTTTTTCACTTCGGAATTCTGGGCTTCAATGGTGGCTTTGTTGGAGTCGATATCTTCTTCGTGATATCTGGTTTCCTTATGACAAAGATAATTGCTTCAGGTATAGAAAATAATTCATTTAGTTTTCTTAAGTTTTACTTATCTCGGGCCAATCGAATTATTCCTGCATTAGTTGCTTTATGTTTAACAATTGCACTTGTAGGCTGGTTTACCTTAACACCACAAGAATACAAAGACTTTGGAAAGCATGCAGCAACGAGCCTAAGTTTCATATCTAATATTCAGTACTTTAGAGAATCGGGATATTTTGATGCCGTTTCTCATGAAAAGTTGCTTCTACATACATGGTCTTTGTCTGTTGAGTGGCAATTCTATATCTTGCTTCCAATCTTTCTTTATTTTATTAATAAAGCATTTAAATCCAAGAATGCATTAACAATATCATTTTGCCTGTTGCTGGCTATTTCTTTTTCCTTATCGATTATCGTTTCAAAGATCAACCCATCCGCTGCATTTTATCTGCTCCCAACTCGGGCATGGGAAATGATGGCTGGTGGATTAATTTACCTTTTCTTTAATAAAACATCCTTTTCTAAAAGAACCAGTTTGACTATTGAGTTGTCTGGTTTTGCGCTAATTTTTGCCTCAGTTGTTTTCTTCTCTACAACAACTCTATGGCCTTCATATAATGCCGTTGTTCCTGTAATTGGAACGTTCTTAGTATTGCTAGCTGCAAATAACAGTTCAGTTTTTACCAATAACATTATCGCTCAGTTTCTTGGCAACACTTCATACTCAATCTATCTATGGCACTGGCCTTTAGTATTTTATCTAGGTTATTTAGAGGTAAGCCATCAACCTACATTTGTACTTGCTGCAATTGTTTTATCAGTTGTTTTTGGTTGGGCCTCATACAAGTATATTGAGACCCCAACGAGAAAATGGCTTTCAAATAGGTCTACAAAAGCTGCTTATGGAGCTACTGCACTTTATGTAAGCATCCCGACTGTAATGTTAGCCTCAATCTTCGCATTTAATGGCTATAAGGATCGTTTACCCGAAAACATACAGCTAATCACTAATGAGACTGAGGATCGCAACCCCCGCATGAAGGAATGCCATTTAGAATCTGGTGATAAACTTCCAGAATGTAGATATGGTAAAGGAAAAGTAAGCCTTATCGTTCTTGGTGACAGTCACGGTGCAGCGATGATTAGATCAATTGAAAAGGCTGCTCCTAAGGGAACATCTGTCCTTGACTGGACATATTCAGGATGCCCAACAGTAGAAGGTATTAAGAAAATAAACAGCCCAGACTACAAATGTGGTGAAGTTATTTCTAACTTAATCACTAAAGCCAAAAATGAGTACCCAAACACCCCTATTGTAATCATCAATCGCCTGAATGTTCTTTTCCATGGTGCGCCTGAAGAAACAAACACACCGATCAGATACATCACCAAACCTTATAAAGCGTATTCAAAAGAATATGCCCAAGAAATGCATACCAAATATGTAGACACAGTATGCAAATTCAGAGGCGAGAGAAAGCTATTCATTATCTCATCTGTTCCTGAGTACACAATAGAAATACCAAAAGTTCTGGCCCACAGATCGATAATGAGAAATAGTGCACCTATTACTCAAACTTATACAGACTTCCAAGAAAGAAGTAAGCTTTCAAATGCTGCTCAAGTAGAAGCAGCTAAAAGATGTGGTGCAGAAATAATTGATATTACCTCAGCTTTTTGTGACTCTGATAAGTGTGTTACTACAAAAGATGGGAAGCCACTGTACTTTGATGATGATCATTTAAGTGTATTTGGAGCTGACCAGCTCATACCCAAATTTAAGACAATGTTCTAATAAAAAGCCCTCTTTTAAGAGGGCTTTTTAATTATCTAAAATCACTAAATTTAAAATCTGTAAGCGACTTAAAGAGGAATGCGCCTGCAATCAATAAACACCCTATAAATAAAAATAACTTATCTACTTTAAAAACACCTATTGCAAGAGCTAACAAAGCAGAACAGAAAAGCGCCAATAATATGAAAATTTTCACTAAATCAGTAAATTTTATGCTCATTTTTCATTTTGGGATAAAAGGATAACATTAGAATGTTATCTACTCAAACCCCTTAACCTAATCAAAAAACAAACTTAACAAACTAGCTAGTCAAGAAAATTTCAATTCCTGCTAAATAATGTTCGTCATTCACTCCTTTATCATACAAACCATACTCAACAATTTGAGACATGAGAATCTCATATTCATCTTGCGACAAGTTCCAAGCAGTTATGTGTTCACCTTTATTATTTGCAATAAGCAAAGAATCCAAAAGCTCGGTTAGTAAATTGCTCATAAATACCTCTACTTAACTACAGTTACATAAACAGTATGTGAAATTGCTGCCGTACTTGCTGTGAAATTTCTATAATAGATTTGCACAACATTTGTATTAGTTACTTTTGCAATAAATTCGCCATCAGATGGCGAAAGTGTAGGACAAGTAATAAGTACTTGATCTCCAACCAATACGCCTTTTACAGTTCTTGGTCCCGCAGAATAAATACCATTTGCTACTGGTGTGAATGACAAAGTGTATGAATATGTCTCATTGCCATTTCTATCTGCTTTAACGAACTCAGCTGCAGAATCAAATGACTTTAATTTCCACTTATACTCTGAACTATCAATTGAAAACAAAGCACCTGAGCCCACTAATGCCTTGTTTGCAGCGTTTAATACAGGCGTATTTGTTGTTAAATTTAAGTTCATTCTCACTCTTGTTGGAGCATTGATATTATTGTTAAAGTCCTGAAGAGCATTGTCTAAACTACGATTTTCTGTCTCATTGTAGATGCCTACGCTTTCAGCAATAATCGTATTATTATATGCTCTACCAACCACTTCGCCAGAAGTTTGAATACCGCCAAGACGCTTAGTTGTTAGGTTTCTTAAAGGTGTATCATCAATCGTATTGTTGAAAATATCCACATCAAAAGATCGACGTATATTAATCCCCCCTACTCTATTATCGGAAATCTTCGTTTTATTAACTGAAGCGGAAGTAGAATAAAGAGAAATTAAAGCTGCATCATTATCTACAATGTCACCTTTATTTAAGCCTACACTGATTGATAAATTGCCTCTAAATCTATTACCAATGATTGTTATGGATTCCATATTGTCTAGCACGTTTGTTGCTTTTGGAAAAACCTGAAACGCGTTAATCATGTCAGTTGAGCCATCAACCCATGATGATAGGAAATCATTATCTAGAATTTTTGAACGAGGACAAAAACGAGTATAAGCTGGATAATCAAACCACCCACCCTGAACAAGAAGATCAAAACCTCCAACCATTTGCAACGTTGAACCTTTTGAGTTTTCAAGAACAGGGTTTAGGATTTTGGCATTATAAGATCCAAAATACCCCCGAAATGCATTGTAAAATCCATTTAACTTATCAAAATTACTTGTGCAATCACGGCATTTAGCGCCGAAATAAACCCCCGCTGCATCTGTTACCTCAATATCATTAAACTTAAAACTATGCCATAAGAAAGTGTTTTTATATGATAGGCCATTTACAGGACCCGCATACATGACTAGAGCGCCATCAGTTCTAAACTGTGCATCAAAATGAGACTTCCAAACTGAAAAATTTATTGTCCCGTGGTTAAAGTGAACACAAGTTGCCTTACCAAAGTATGCCCCAACATAATGACAATTAAATGAGCTTTGGTGAATTAGCTTTATTGAGTTGAAAGATTGATTTGGTGATAAACCTTTTAAACCCCCGTTAGGATTAATAACTTTAATATTAGAGAACAAGTTGCAGACATAATTGTAGAAAAGGTTAGAACTTGTTAAGCCATCATGCTGAAGTGAAAAATCTTTAAATTTAAAAACATCATCATAAATCTTTTGCAAGTATCCCTTATCAGATGTTTTATATAGTAACTTGTTCTTTAGTGTGACTTTATTTGTAGCCAAATCCACTGCTGCAACTACATTCAGCTGTCCCGTATATCCCACATCTGTCTCATCGTACTGAATCGATTCATAATAGGGATCAGGTGCAAGAGTTGTATCAGCCCCAATGTAGATGTGAATCTTATCCCCAACACTAAATAATGAAGCATCAGTGACATAAACATCAAAATCCCCTTTTGCAGCCAAAGTGGTGATTTTTGAACGAACCATTGGTTTAGGTGTAAAACCAACGTTTGTTCCAGACACCTTTACAATGGCGTGATTCCCTTCGATGACACACGACTTTTGCAGCACTACGGTGTAGTTTTTTAGATCATAAGTCTTACCCGGTTGAAGAATGATCTTTGATGGATTTGTTGCAACCAACCGCTGAAACATGGGTATGTCATCTGTATCAGATGGGAGCCTGAAAAACTCTGGAGTGCATTTAATATCAAGCAAATTATTGACATTCTTTTGCGTTGTGCCTTCATATTCAATTAGATCAGCAGTCCAGCCATTTGCACCAGCTCCAGCCTCTAAAGCAATATCGATTGCGGTCTGAAGATCATTAATAGCAAGATAACCACTAGCAATCATAGCCTCAAAAAGTCTTGAAAGCATTGGCAGTGATTTATATGGAGCTCCGTATCGCGGATATATAATTTTATCTAAATTGCCACTCTCACCAATATCTTTAATATCAGTTTCTAAACCTCGAAACATTTCTGGTGTTAATGCCATAATTTTTCTCCAAAAAAAATCCCCGCATTTGCGGGGATCTAAAGGACTGGTAATTAAACAAGGTTATTTTTAATGTCGCTATCATTTTGATAGTAACGTTCATCTAGATTTACAAGTGTTAATTCATTTTCAAATACACCAGCCCTTCGCTTGGTCGTTATAAGGAAAAGATCATCATCTTGTCGATCATCGGTAGAGAGTGAATAAACGGTTTTTACTTCGCCCTCTGTTACTAGTGCCTCAACTGGTGGACGAGATAGCACAAAATCAAAATCAGTTTGACCTTGCGTTACTGGGATAATATCTATGTATCCGCTCTTAAGTTGTAGATGGATTACGAATGAATGCTCAGTAGATAGCTTGCAAGGCTGTGACCCCGTGATGTTTAAACCATTCCAAACGAGCACCTCTCCCGACAAAATCGCTTGTGAAGGATCACCAAAAAATGTTGGTGCTAATCGAGTATCATCAACCACTGCTACTGGATCGCCACTACCAACCAACTCACCTTCGGCAAAACATGAAAAACGACAATTAATTGCTTGAAATTGAATCTTGTTCCACGCACGCCATGCAACAATATGCGCTTGCTGCTTATAAACAATTCCATAGCCTTCAATTTTTTTCGGGTTAGTGATTTGGTCATTAGGAATTTTCAAAGTTTTTTCAATCCATCCAGCTTCACTATCAACGTATGTCATTTCCACACCGTCATAATTGTTTTCTGGTTTTGTTCGGATTGTCCTAACTTCTGTGCGGGCCTTTTTATTTCGATGATTGAATAATAAATAAGGCTCTCGACCCGCCCGCTCAAGCTCAAAGTAAATCTGACGATTTAGACGGCGATCATTACAGCAAGAGACTCCTGCCAACATTCTTAGAATCTCTTCAAATGATTGATTAGCGTCATCAATTGTGTAATTAAACTCAGCCATCTTTTCTGAGCCGAAATAATCAACAACCTCATCAAAAACTGAATACAGTTTTTCGACATTTACTTCATTCAATGTTCTTCGGCCAATCAACTTATGCAAAGCTAACTCAATTACTAGATCAGGAATAAATCTTGAAGGGATGCGAGTATTCGACTTAACTCCATCACGGTATGAGTAAACCAAACTTTCTGCTATACAGTTTGTCATTCGGCTATCAATGGCCGTTGCTGCACGTGTTGCTTGTGTACGTTGACGAATTAAAACCCGGTTGTCATATACAAGCTTGGATAAGTAATGATATGCGTATGCTGTATAAAACTTAGTTTCGTCTGACAGATCTACAGCATCACCATTGTCGTTTGTACGGCGTGCGCGAAAACGCACGGCACCAGTAAATGGCAGTGCAATCCACATTGAACCGCCGACACTGTCGCGATTGTTAGCTTTACCATTTAAGCGAATAGTCTGATTGTAAACTGTACCAGTAGGCACACCATTTACTACTTGCTGATATTCAACATAAATATCTACAAACTTTGCATCTGAGCCTTGATAGATACCATTAAGCGCTTGGAAATTAAGCAGCAGACCTGTAGCTTTTGCTGACTCAATCGTAAACCAACCGATATAATTTTCTTGACTACCTCTCAGCTTAATTGTGCCAACACTTGTTTTTTGGTCTGCTAAATCTGCAAGTTTATTCCAGTCATCATTTACTGCACTTGGAGTCGCAAGGGTTATTTGCTTGTTAGCAATATCAACACCTGTAACAACATAATCACCATCTAAGAAAATATTCGCTGAATTAGCTGTAAGGTTTGCAGATAAATTAGCCGTTAAAACTTCTGTAAGATTTGCAAAGTTGGAGTTTGTAGAAACTGGATTTTTTAAATAAATCGTATAAACACCAGACACATACGTAATGTTTTCAATATCGTATAAACCTGCAAGATCTATTTGTCCATTCTCAGGATCATTTACAAGCAAGGAAGTTACATTGATTTTTCGGTAATCTTGAAAGTCTACAACGGTCTGGTTTGAAGCAATTGAAAATGTATTATTGGTATTGTCTACATCAACTTGCCCAGTAATAGCCAAGTCATTAATACCAAAATTCGCCCCACTAATAATTAACGAGTCATTAATATCAAACGCATTAAATTTATCAGCAGTGCCTTGATCATTCGCTTTGATCAAATTTGGATATTGGAAATAAATGTCACTCGCTTCAATACGCGTACTATTGGGCGGCAAGAGAGTTTGTCCGTTAATTGATGCATTCTGACGAGCAATGACAGGCGGCTGGTCAAATGTATCACCCCACTTAAATATAGTTTCATTCCCAATTAAAGATTGATTGTGTCCATAAGCTGAGAGGCTTGTGCCGGGTATCTCTTGTATTGGTGTATCGCCCGACTTGAAGTTAGAAACTTGAACAGGGTTTTCACAAATACACATCAAAGATTCTTCAACTTCGACCCCATCTTTAAAGTATTTGATGACTGGAGCAAAAAGATCTGGAATAGCCTTAACACGGCCCAAAATGAAAGGTATACGTTGTTTTAAACGCTGGCGGTTCTCTGGATCTGATAAGTTGTTGTTGCTTGAACCAGACATTGAGCCGTTATTGCTCATGTTTGGCTTAGGAACCTTAACTAAAGCAGAAACGGCAGAACCAAGAATCTTTGTTGCAACCCATGTCACAAATGAGCTTAATTCACCCGGATGACAAACAATACTGCAGTAATCTGCAATTTCAGTTAAGCGCGCAATTGATGCCTTATCTTTTATTGATGGTGTTATGTCATTTTCCGGGCAAGGATTACCGAGATAAAGTTTTGCTTGAGGGAATTGTTTTTTTACTTTAAGAAATTCAAACAGAATGTTATCTGTATCGATTACATCAACTTCGTTCTTGTTGAGAGAGTTCTGGTAAAGATAAATTTGGCTCATAATATCGAATCCGACTAAAAATACTATTCGCCTGCTCTACAGTGATTCTCTGCGGCCCGCGTTCGATCAAATGAAAAATTCGACCCTGAAAAAAAAGCCCCACGTGGGAGCTTTGATCTAGGTAAGTCATTAAGACAATGCAGCCGTCTTTCGGCTTTTTGATGTGCTTGTTTCTGTGAACTGTAGTACGTGATGTTTTTATTGATTCCTGTAATGGTCCAGTCAAGCCCAAGAAACACGGCGTGTAATCTTTCTCAAAGATGACCTTTGCGGCCAAGATGACGAAATGCACGCAATGGAAATTTTCTGGATCATAGACACAATAAAAAAGCTGACGAATATTCATGAGTAAAATCCCTCTAAACTAGGATCTGTACTTGCCGAATAAATTTCACCGTTACCTGAATCATTCAAACCCGGAGCTTGCGCCTCAAAGCTAGTGCCTTTCCAATCCCTTGTAATTACAATAACTTCAAATCCTTTAGCATATGTACACGGCAGGTCATATTTGCCGATAACATATGCTCTATAATTCAATATAGGCGGTATTCGAACAGGGTCTTTTAAAACAAGATCAACCAAGTCGGGGATTTCAGATCCTACATCACCGATAGCTGCCGTAATTTTCTGATCCAAATTCTCCTCTTCATTACTCCGTGTAATATTGAGGGGAGCAAAAGAATAGGTAAAAGTCTGCCCATCCTCATGTGTTAGATCCATCGGGTCACTACTATTCACGATATATCGAAGTACACGAGGCCAATTAGGGTGTGATACTTCAATACATTCAAGCAAGCCGACTGGCCCAGATGACTGGTCTAAAACTGCTAGCATTTCATCAGTAATAATCACCACTAAACTCCTGTAGCATTCGGGAACCACTCATTTGGTACTTTTTCAATTGTGCCTATAACTGCCGGGCCTCCATTTTGCCAAGCCTCAATAATGTCCCTGTCATTTTCATGATCACGGGGAATAGGCTTGATTCTTAGCTGAAAACTGAGTTGAAGGATTTTCCCGTCTCGCTCTACTTCCTTTGGGCGTGAATCTGCAACAAACCTGCACTCGCACTCCTCTAGCCTTGCATTGTCTAATGCGAGCCTCCAAAGCCAATTACTAGGTTTGTACTGCTTGTCACGCCAAAAAGCCCAGAAGTAATCCTTTTCATCCTCGTTATTTAGAGAGATAGAAACGTTTACTGTGTGCCAAGCTCCAACAAAAAAAGGGACCTGTCTTGGAGGCCCCCCTTCTGTTTCTTGCTCTCGCAAATTGTTGCCCGGTGTAAAGTCATACCCCTTTAACAACGGGCAGAGCATGAACTTATCCAATTTTTACCCCCTGTTTCTTGAGATATTGAAACTTTCTTGCATTGCTTGGCTGTACTTGCTGTTTGGGTTGTATACATCATCAATGGTCACATACACCCTCCCATCATCACCAACATTCGTTTCAACATTTGCTTTGCTGTTGTTGTAAACCACAACTTGAGGTCCACTATCTTTTTGGTTATTCAAATAGTTAGTAAGGTCTTTGTTTTGGTTTGGATTCAATACACGCTCACCACCATCAAGCAACCAAGTACCTTCGGCGGGCACATTATCGATACCGTTGTGCGCCATACCTGTAAGACTGGTTTGTTTAATTTGAGCGGCCTGTGCTAACTGCACACCTACTGCTGCAGCGGCAAGCGCCGGCGCAATATATGGACCGATTAGCGGGATTGCAGAAACTGAGGTGTAAACGTTAGAGAAAGTTTGCGGTGCATTAATTAATGCTTGAGCAACGGCGAATGCTTTAGACATTGCAAACATGGCTTTATAGCCTGCTGACTGTTCACCAAGTAAACCGCCCATTAAGTCTGCCATCCCTCCAAGCGTTTCACTTGCGGACTGCAAACCTAAAGAGGCTTTTTCGCGGTTATAAGTCTGGTCGATTAGCAACATTCTTTGTGTATGTTGTTGCCAAAGCTGTTCACGTTGTTCTGCAATAGCCTGTATATCTGCATTTGGATCTGTAGCCTGCTGGTCTAAAACTGCTGACTGAGAATCAAAGAGCGCAAAAGACTCTTTGTAACGATCGCTTTGAGTCTGTTGAAGCCCCAACAATGAACCTGTTCCAGTCATATCCGCATAAGTTCTATTCCAGTTCTCTGCAGCCTGTACAGCAGTTTCTGTGGCACTTATGAGCTTTTGATTCTGTGTTGCGCGGTATTCATCTAAGTCTTTTTGATAAGCTTTCGCTTGAAGGTTTAGAAAAACTTCGGCAGCAACTGGATCATTAGCATATGCCAACTTAATTTGCTTAATCGCTTCGGCATTGTCCAATGCAAGCTTTTGTTCAGGGGTTGCGTATTTAGCAGTGATAGCAAGCTGCTGTTTTTGTCGCTCTTCCTGAATTTTTGTGGCTTCATCATTTGCTTTCTGAACAATATCAAGCTCTGCATTTGCATCTTTTAATGCATCTGCTGTGCCTTTGTAGCCAAGCACAGAAACATGAATATGACCACCTGTTGCGCGTTTTGATGGATTTCTATACTCATCAAGAACCTTAACAATAAAGCCATATCTTTTAGCCATCTGCTCAAGCTGAGTGACTGCTTCACTAGACTTTTTCGCATCATCTAGCGTGAAGTCAAATGCATTACCAGTAGCGTGCTTGCTATTTGTACCTTTGTGATAAAGGTCATTGAATGCGGTAAATCTATTCAGGCCCTTACCTAATGCGGATTGTGTTAGTTGAGCAAAGTTTGCCGTGTATGCTCTAACCTGACCACCAGCAATAGATTCTGCACCCTTGATCCGTAAACCACTTAAAGCGGATGCCCCAACCATTTTATTAAGATCTTGCTGTGCTTTAGCAGCCTTGGCTGCTGCCTTTGCTTGCTCCTCTTTGGCTTTGGCATTTTCTTTAGCTGTTTCTGTGTCTGTAATGGTACTTTTTGAATTGGCTAAATTTGCTTGATTGACTTTTAACTGTGCAGCAGATAAACCAGTTAAAGCAGGCATGGTTCCTGTTTTAACATTGCTTACAAAGTTCATCATGCTGGTGATTGTCTTGTCAATTCCAGAGGCGGTATCAACCCAAATAGCCTTTCCTTCACTAAAACCAGATTTAAGTACGTTAATTTGTTCTCTGATCGTGGTTGCAGCATCTAGCCTTGCTGCAACATTGCCTACATGATCAATTAGACTAGCAAAACCACTAATTGACTGAATGACCACTGAAACTGCACTTGCAACTCCAACAATAGCAATGCCAACCACTTTGGCAACCGTACCAACGGCACTTAAAACAGTTCCAAAGCTTCCACTTTTTACAGCACCATCCACAAAATATTGAATTAAATTACTCAACACAGGAGTCATCTGACTCGCTAGCTGGTTTTTGAATCCCTGAAATTGCGTGCCTAGTGCTTGAGTTTGAGCATTTAAAAGAAGTGATTTATCGATACTCTCTTGCGTACGAACAACGCCAGCTTCACGCAACTGGTCGCCATACTCTTTAATCAATTCAGCATTGTTAGAAAATAGTGGCGCTAAGTCACCTAGATCACTTGCCAGTGATTCCAATACAAATCGCTTTTCAGCTGCAGTTGCTCCCATGTCATCAAGTTTTGTGGTGATTTGGCCTAATGCTTCTACCGTATCCATGGTTGAAAGTTTTTTGGCGAACTCGTCAATTTCTTTTGCTGACATCTTGGTGTTGTTAGCCAGCATTTCAAAAAAGTCCTTTGCGCCACCACCTTTTGTTGAGGTGTATTCACCAAGCTTTTCTGAGGTATCGGCTAAGATATCACTTAGCTTTTCCTGCTCAACCCCAAATGCGCTTGCTGCCCCCGCCACAATCTGGAAGTTTTCAGCAGAAGTTACTGCTCTACGTGACAACTGGTTAAGTTGAGCATCGGCTTTTGCTAGCTCAATCGCCATTTGACCTAGTGCCCCAGCCGCTAAAACCGTACCACCTACTGCCATACCAGCTAATGCAGCACCAGCCACCAAGACACCGCCACGCAAAGCGCCTAATTTGCCAGTAATCCCCTCAATTGCTGAACCTAATTGAGTTCCACCAATTGCATCTTGAATCTGATCTCCAAAGCTTTTGAAAGACTTCTTTATATTATTGGAAGCTTCTTTTGCCTTTCGCTCTGCCTGACTCATTCCTTCAACAAATGAACCAACTTTTGCAACCAGATCAAGTGTTAAGCGACCTAATGAACCAGCAGCCATTTACTCTTCTCCCGGCAATAAAAAGCCCCGCAAAATGCAGGGCGTTTAAGATTTATCGTTTTTAACTTGTAGACCAACAATTATTCATCTTCTGCTATAAGTTCTAAGAACTCGCCTAAAGACAGCTCGTCTTTTTCCTCATGTGGCATGAAGTTGAGTGCATCTACCTGCTCAGGGTTTTTTGAATGACTCCTGATATAAACTGCCGCCAAATTACCAATTGCTTGCTCAATACGGCGACCAAGAAAAAGAGAGCCTCGTCTCATACGGTAGGCTTTCCAAATACTAAGCTCTTTTAAGCTGATTTTTTGCTTGGCTTCTTCGATGGTGGTTCCGATTCCGAGGGCAAGCTCACACCAGAATTCGTATTCGTCAAGTTCTTCTTTCGTGACTTTCCCATAAAGTTATTCACTTCATCGGCCACAGCATAAAGCGACTCAATAAAAGGGATTTCAGAATCAAGTACGTCTTGAACAGAGCTAAAGAACGGTGTGCCTTTTGCATCTTCACAAACTGATCCAAGCAAATGACCTGCTTGCATACGCTTAACACTTACCGACTTAAGTTTCGAATCAGCAATATTGTCTTCATTAATTTCCCAGTCATACGCTTTAGAAATTTCATGAAGATCATTAAAGGCTAGCTTTTTAATAAAAACTTGCCCTTCCACTTCTGCTTTTTCACCAAGAGTCAGTTCGCGTTTAAGTTGAGAGGTAAGAAAATCAATATTATCTTCTGTTACTTCCACAACCCATTTGACTGTTCTTTCAACTGGCGCACCAATTTTAGTGACCTTTTTAAATGCTTTAATATTTACTTTAGTCATTATGGTGTCACCGTGCGTTTAGTTCGAGTTACTTTTGAAGTCCGCACTAGTGTGTATGAATAACCTAGCGCTGCATCAACTTCAACATCATTTGGCGCTGCATCATTTAAATAACCCTTAAAAGACCACCACATGCGGTCCTCTGGTAAATCAATACCTGTGGTTGCATCATATGTTGGTGGAGTTTTTGAATGACTAGAGCCAACATACCAATCAAGCTTTTCACCACTTTCTGCAATCTCAGCTAATTTGTCATGACTTGTGTTTGTGTCATCATAGTCAATATCAAAAGCACCTTCGCCCGGATCACGCATCCCGCGAATATATTCTTTAGTTTCAGCTTCAAGGCAAGTCACATCAATTTTACCGAACGTGTCTTGACCGAATACGATTTTCTTCACACAGACGAAACGGACAACTTGCCCATCGATCACAGTGAATACCTGTGTACCTTGTGTTTTTACATTAGCCATTAAGAGCGCTCCTTTTAGGCATAAAAAAAGCACCCGATTGGGTGCTAAGTGAAAAAGTGGTTTAAGTTTTATTAGCGGTTTACGATCCAGCTAACGTCAAAAGAATAATGGGGCATCCCCGTTACTTGATCCTTATCTGCTTCGCCATAGCGAACCACATAACAGTAAAGCTCAATTGCATCTCGAATAGCTTTTGCAACCCGATCAACAACATCCTCATCAGTTGCGTATACATCAATTTGAATAATTGCATTGTCTGAAATAGGGCGTGAATCAAGGTTGCTATTAGAATCGCCAGTAATCGTTTGCCACGTGACATAGGGTGTTTCTGGCTGCTCTGGAGCCTTCCCAAAACGCCACACCCGCAAAATATTGTCACTTTCAAGAAGAGATCTCACGGCTGGGTCAGCTTTAGCTATTTTAAATATTGGAATATCAATCATTAAGCAGCACCTAAAACAACATCTAGCTCAAATTTAAAAACTTGAACAAATATATCTGTAACTTGCTCAATATTTTCATACAACGCTGGACGTAAAAATGGGGTGGCAGGTTGTCTACTGGTCCCAAATTCAAGGAATCGCCAGTAAAAAACACTTAAATCAATCTGGTAAGTTTTGCCGACTCGCCCTGCTCGCCTATTCTGAGCATTATTTGTATAAGGAACCCGAGCACCACCGCGCACCCCGACCCTCATTACTAAATAATTTTTATTTCTGCTTCGGCCATTCTGTACAACAATCTCTTTCCAAATTTTTTGCGGAGTTGATGGATCATCTAGTTGTTTAACTTTAGCTCTCGCTTTGTCTCTTACTAGATTCATGCCTTTTCGCATTGCCTTCCTTACTATCCGTTTTACTATTTTTTCATTTCCGATTGCCCGCATCTTCCTTAATGCTGGCTCCAAGCCTTGAATTTCGTTTTCCATAAATCACCCATTCCATGCTTTATCTCCAGTGGATAAATTTATAGTTAGGTATTCACGGCGCGAGTCTGGATCTCGAAGCGGATCACCATCAATTCTGTAATAGTAACCACCAAATAATACCCGCATAGTGCTGTTAATTTGCTTGGTTGTAGTGCTGTAGCGAACTTTTGCTCGTGCCTGAATTGAGCTATTGGCAGCTTTGGCAGCAATAACATCGCGTGTTGATAAGTCGGTAACTTCCGCAAAAATACTTTTGAAATTTCCCCAAGTCTGAATTAATTTTCCAGTAACCGGGTCTTGTGTGTTAATTGGCCTTTGTATCGTAATACGATGTTTTAATTTACCAGCTTGCATTAACTAACCCCCAGATCTGTTCTAAATGGGTGTAAATGCCATTCAGCACCTCTAGGCAATTCGTAAACGTTTGCTGTTGTTAGGTCTTCGCGGTTCTCATAAAGATTACCTAGAATCAGCAAAACTCCTATTTCAATTGCTTCATTTACCACAATGCCAAGACTAATCATTTTGGCCTTCCGAATTGCTGTATCGTAATTCAGTGAAGCTGTGTGAATGAATTTATCAATCAAATCGCCTTCGAGTGTTCTAGCAAAATCCACATCATGGTCGTACTGAACTTTTGCCTCAGAAAGTATCAAAGGTATTTCTTCTTTAGCTAAATCAAGCGCGGCCTTATCTAAATAAAAATTCCGATTTAAATACTCTTTAGCTATGCGCTCAGCAGACTCAAGTTTACTTGCAATGTCATTGTCAATGTCCTCATCGACACGCAAGTGCGCCATAGCCTTATTTATTGAAATCACTGACATGACATTGCCCTAATTATTCTGGTTTTGTGTCTTCGCTTGGTGTTTGGGTGTTTTTATCAGATTTATTTTCATCTTCTGAACCATTTTTTTCATTAGTTGAATCATTGGCCTCAACACCTGAACCTTTGTTTTCTTCACCATCAGCACCGTTTTCATTTTTTGGTGGCTCTGCATTTTTACCTTTACTACCTTTACCACCCTTACCAGTTTTTGGCTTTTGATCTGGTATGGTTCCGGCAGTTTCAGTGCCATCATCTAAAACAGCCAAACCTTTTTTAATAAGCTCTTCGGCCGTTTGACTTGAGAACTCACCAACCTCACCAGATTTATAAAGGTGAGTACCCATCTGGATTACATCTAGAAATTTAACTTTCATGCATTTACTACTCCAAAAAAAGAGAGGGTTTCCCCTCTCTTGCTTAAATTAAGGTGCAGGTACTGGGAATGTGCCTTTAACGAAGGCTTCAGGACGATACACAGCAAGTGCAAGACGCTCTTCACAACGAACTGAAATCATGTTCTTTTCAAAGTCGTCTTGGTTTTCTGTAGAAATCACCACATTGGCATCTTCACGATCAAAGATTTGAGCGCCTTCTGCAAAAGCACCCGTTAAGAATTTGCCATCCAAACCAGCTTGGTTCGTTTCTGCAACTGGTAGGCCCCACAATGAAGGAGTCATGGTTCCAAATGGGCTTGTAAACAAGTAAGCGCCTGTAGTGTCTTTAAGCAGCTGGATTTCGGTCCAGTCTTTTGAGTGTAAAACCGTACCTGTAGCGTAGTACTCAGCTAAAGCTGCTTGAAGCATTGCTAAGCGAATGATGTCCACCTTTGTTGGGTTCGCAATAGTGATTGGTGCACTATATGCTGTTGCTTGGGTGTAGATCCCGTTTAGGTTGTTTCCAACGCCTGAGCCGAACAAAAGCTGTGTATCTTCTGCACGCTTCAAGCCGTTTAACATGCGGTTATTGATGAAACTTTGAAGTTGTGGCAAGTCATCTAAGATTTGCTTAGATGCTTTCAACATATGTGCAATGGTTTTTACACTTTCCATCACTTCTTCAAATGTGATTTCAGAGTAAGGTTTTGCTGTATTTTCTGGAACCAGAGCAGCATTATTTGTAAAGCCAGTTTCACGCAAATATGCAATTGCATTTGAACCAGTGCGACCCGGTGCAAGTAAGTCGCGAATTGTTAAGCGCTGGTTTGGCTTGGCAATAATCGGGGTGCTACCATCAACCGGATTTACAGCAAAAGAGGTCAATGCATTACGTGGCACATTCACGTTTAAGCGATTTCCAGCACGAACGTCTTTTGTGAAATTGATTAAAGACTCATCTTTAATAACAAGATCACCAGCACGATCTGACACGCCATTATTATTGTTGTTACCACCTTTGCCGATGCGTGCAAACATTTGCTCCGCTTCACCTAATTGCGTTTGCAATTCATTTTGTGTTTGGCGAAGCAAGTTTAAATCTGTTAATGCTTGGTCAACCGCCTGCTTTGTTTCGTTTGATAAATCCCCAGCTTTTTTAGCTTCATTCAAAGCTTTTTCAGCCATTGGCTGAACTTTTTCTGTTAGCTCTTTAAGAGTCGCATTAACTTGCTTAAGTTGTTCTGCTGCTTGGTCATTTGTACGTTCAGACATAAATTTTACTCACAAAAAAACCACCTCAAAGGGTGGTTATGATTTAAAAAAATATTGGCTTAGAATTTTTGAGCAGCGGTACGCATGTCTTCTATTAAGCCAGACAAATCAAGACTAGCGCTTGGCGTAGTCTGTTCTTTGGCAGCGCTTGGCGTGCCCTTAAAATCTTTCATTAAGTCACGGCGTTCACTTCGAGTTATTCCGGCTTTAGCCATAATTAAGTCGATTTTGTGAGCCGCAATGCGATCTTTTGCAGAATTGGCCGCACCTTCCTCAACAACATCAGAATCAAGGTAGCTATCTGCAAATCCTTGCTCTACAGAATTCTTGCCATTAATCCAAGATTCCTTATCCATTTGAGCTTTTAACTCATCAATAGATAGACCTGTGCGAATGCTGTAAATGTCCGCAATAGTCTCGTCAATTTGCTCAAGAAAGTCGGCTGTTTCTCGCATATCGTTGCGATTGCCCCAAACCCCTGTCCACGCATTGTGAATCATAAAAAAGCCCGCTCGTGCGATCTGAATCTCATCTGCGGCCATAGCAATAAACGAGGCAGCAGAAGCAGCAAGCCCAAGAACTCGAACCGTGACATGTCCTTCATATTCGCGAAGCAGGTTGTAAATTGTTAAACCCTCAAAAACATCACCGCCGGGGGAGTTGATATTTACAACAACATCAGCACCATTCATGGACCGGAGAGCCGCACTAATTCGTTTTGCAGTAACACCTGTTTCAGTCCACCAGTCGTAACCAATGGGATCCATGATGCTAATTGTATTGTCACTTTCGTCTGCGGCTTTTATTGCTGGATTCCAGCGATCCAACGCAAGGGGCAATGAAAACCCGTGCTTTTCTGATTTGAAGTCGGCTCTAGGTAATAAACTTCGTTTACCCATCGGTCATCCCCTTTTTATAATTTGTTCCCACTTGGTCAAGTGGTATTAATGCAGATTGGATTGTGTAGATATCCCCACCCGGAATTGGTGGTAAATTCTCTTTTGCACGAATTTCATTTCGATTCATCCAGCCATGATCTGCGGCTGAGGCGTAATACTCAGAACGTGTCTTACTATCTGCTCTCAATAAACCTTCAATATTGAAGCTAACGAAGTAAACCTCACTCTCTAGGCGACCAATTAAGCAACGAGAAATTTCTTGCTCAATATTCACCAGCAGCGGACGTAATGAATATTTTAAGAACTGTAAATCTTGAGCCTCAGCAGAAGCCGCCCAAGAGCTTTGCTTGTCGAGATGACCAATCATGAAAGGTGGAACACGGAACCAGCGACAAATCTCCTCAATCTCAAAACTGCGAGTTTCTAGCATCTGAGCCGCTTCTGGATTCATAGTAATGCCGTTATATGAATAGCCATTTTCAAGAACCATGACCTTTCCGGCATTTTTAGAACCCATAAAGCTTTCAATGTTTTTCTTGAGTTGCTGTCTTTGTTCTGGAGTATTGGTTTTATCGGTGCTCAAAAAGCCAGAAGTTTGTAGCCCATTTTCAAAAAACTTGGCCGCTGTTTGCTCGGCTGACATTGCCGTCCCAAATGTCTCGCGACCTTTGGAAATGGTAAAAATCCCCATTACACCATCAATGCCGAAGCTTCTAATGTGCATAATGTCTTTTTCATTTATCTGACGGCGAACACCATCAACGGTATAAAAATACTCCAAAGCGCCACTTACTTTATTTCTTATAACCTGCATGTTTTGAGGCAATAATGGATCTAATGAAACAATCCTTCTACCATTTGCACTTCGGATAATTTCAGTATAGGAATTACCCCATAAAACAATGCTTGCTACGATAAAAAGTAGAAACCGGCTTTGTGTCATTTCATAGTTTGGTGAGCTACATAACACGTTATACAGCGGATGTTCTTTTGCTAATGTACTACTGCCATCAGGATTTGCCTTATAAAGTTTTAAGGGCAATGTTGAGACGGTTTCCGATACAAGTCTTACACACGCAAAAACGGCGCTCAATTGAAGCGCCGAATCTACTGTGACAAACTTTCCGCTTGCTGTGCTCTGTAAGTTCTGGAGCACATCAGGGGTTAAGCTAAATTGACCATTTAGCCCCAGAAACCGCAAAGCCGCCTTAGCCGCTCTGGCTAAGCGGTTTGGTTTCTTATTCATACACCCACCATAATTGGATCATCATAAAAGTCGTTTGGATCTGCCTCGCCAGCTAAGAACATGGCGCGATTAATTCCCATTAACAGAGCAATTGCCCCATCAATCTTTTTGGAGTTGTTTGGTTTACGCGGAAAAACGTTGTCATTAGCATCAGGCTTGGCAACAACATTACTAATCATCCAAGTTAGAATTGGGTTTCCATCGTGGTGAAAACGCTTAGCAGCAATAGCCGCCTCTAACTCTCGCATTGCTGGAGAGAATGACTTAGTTGTCTTTGGGATCTTGACTGCTGTGTATCCCTTTTCCTCAATCTTACTAACGATTTGAAATCCACCCCATTCATCCAATGGGACCTCAGTCAAGGCCACATGCTGGGCCATGTCAGTAATATCGTCTGCAATCTTATTAAGGTCATTTTCAGCAGTATCATGCGCATCAATTAGGCCCATGTTGTGCCATTTCTGATAAAGCTTGATAACCTGCTTTTCTTCACCATTAAAAATTGTGTCTTCGGGAATATAAAATTTTGGAGCAACACAGTAGTAATGAATTTTCCCGTCACTTTCACGGCGATAAAATAAATTCACCGCTGCAGCCAAGTCGATTTTTGAAGCCAAGTCAGCACTAATTAAACATGGGACCGCTTTAAATTGCTCAATATCAAGATCCTTGTTTTCACAAGCTTTCCATTTCTCAATATTAAAAAATGCAGTTCTTGCAGATACCCATACATTTAGATGCTTTGTTTTAAATGTATTTTGACGAGAGGGATGTTGAACTGCCTTTTTTTGCTGAGACTCCAAGTAATCGCCATATACAGAAACATCATAATTTGGGTTAGCTTTCTGCAATACTTTGGGATCTGTCCAATCGTCATCCTCATCAATGGTCCAAATCCAGCCGAATAACTCGTCATCCTCAATAACACCAGAAAGCATCTGTATAACTCGCTCACGCAAGTCATAGCATGGGCCTTCAATGTTAAATCCAGCAGTAGTGATAGTGAAAATTAGAGGCTGCCTACGTGCCCCCATACCAGTTTGCATGGTGTCATAGAGACGTGAGTCAATATGCTCATGGTATTCATCAACAATTGCACAATGTGGGGACTGACCATCAGGAGGATCACCAATTAATGGCTCAAAAATGGAGCCATCTGTAGGGACCTCAAGGCTAGCAGCATTTACAACAATACCTGTAGCCTCTAGTAAGTCTGGAGATCTGCTCGCCATCAATCTTGCTGGCTTAAATACTTCCCACGCCTGTTTCTCAGTTGTGGCTCCAGAATACACTTCCGATCCGAACTCACCATCATTGCAAAACATATTGAGCGCCACACCAGCAGCAATGGCTGATTTGCCATTCTTACGAGGTATTTCCCAATAGCTTTCACGAAAGCGGCGATAACCGTCTTTTTTTCTGACCCATCCGAATGTGACTGCCAGACCGAATTTTTGCCAATCCTCTAAAGAAATTTTTAGTCTTTTTAAAGCCCACTCACCTTTTGTGTGAGGTAATAGTTCGACAAAAAGTATCTTTTTTTCAGCAAGTCTAGGCTCAAATTTATAAGGAAAATCACGTTTTTTTGATTTTTTTAAATCATCTAGGTGACGTTGACAGGCTAATTTTACCCACTTACATGCAGGGATTTTTCCAGCAATAACTGCCTTAGCCCATCTGTTGGCAGCGTCAACATTGGGGTATGTAGCAGCCATTCAAATCCTCACATTTCTAAGACTCCTGCAAATGCATTGCCTTTTTTCTTTTGCCCGATTCCGGTAATTCTGTTCCGGGATGCAGGATCTAGCCCAAGCAAAGCGCCAAACATAGTCATTTGTCTGGCTGCTTCATTTGCTGCTGTAAGTGCGGGGTTTTTAACTGGCCCACCTTGCGCACCCTCAACAACTATTCCGTGACATTGAACTTCGCGCTGTGACTTTCTCCAGTTTTCATAAGCCAAACAAAAACCCTCTACGTTATGCATGTCTGTTATGCGGAGGACTTTGTTTTTAAGGAGTTCGGGAACAATAGACTTCCAAATCATTGATGCGAACTCTAAATTTTCCATATAAGAGGGGACATCAATATTTGTGACTTCTGTAAATTCAGGCGCATTGTTGTTTAATGGCCGTTTTCCAACGTTGCCGGATGCTCGTTTTGTTTCGACTGGCTTGGGCTTTCTACCCCGCCCCGGCACGGACGCAATTCCACCCATTTTGTCAACCCTTTAAATTTTTAATTTCGCGTGCGTAAAAATGTGACTAGGGGGGCGGTCATTTCAGCTAAGGCCCTGAACTTTTACCCCACCCCTCCCCATTCTCAGCAACCTGTAGGCTGTGCAACGGCGCGCACTAACGCCATAATTCCTGTTTGAATATCTGTTTTACCAATGGCTGCCCAACGTAATGGCTCTGCTTCTTCGAAGCGTTCAAACTCTTGCCATTCAGGACTCGCAAAGTCATTTGGTGCTAATTGAGCACGGTTAGCAGCTGCTTGTTTAACTTCTAAATCTGTATTTAAGCGATTTGCCAATTCAGTTTGCAAAGCAAGTAATTCAGCACCTTTTTCTTTGATGCGATTCATTAAGTCAATTTCTTCTTTGCTGAGGTCGCGATAACCCTTGATCTTGCGATGTTGGTTTTCCATATCAATTTACCTTTGTTGGTGGCAATAAAAAACCTCCCGAAGGAGGCCATCAGATTTATTAAGTTATGGTTTCTTTGGTGGCTGTATTGGCTGTCCATTGATTGCTTTGTTCTTTCGATTTCTTTGACAAGGCATATAGCCACCATGCACACGTGTATAGAAGCAACCAGTGCAGTTACATTCATCTTTAAAAGAAATATGAATAGATCCTGTAATAATCATTAGCCACTCTCCTTTGCTGTCTTCTCTTTATGACAAGGACTACAGAGGCTTTGTAGATTGTCTGGTTCATCAGTACCACCAAACGCTTTAGCCTTGATATGGTCAACGTCTGTTGCTGGTGATACGCGCCCAACGGCGCGGCATTGCACGCATAGATAACCATCACGCTCTAAAATACTTTCACGCAACTTACGCCATGCATGACCATAACCACGCTCAGTGGTTGATCCAGTTCTATCCTGTCGCTTTCCCCAGCCACTTCGCTTATGGGCATGATCATCACAATAGCCTTTCTGACTGGCAGACTTAACTAAATTGGTGCATCCGAATTCACGGCACGGTCTTGACATACATCACCCATCCAAAGATTTAGCTTTCTGTACTGGCTCGCCTTCTTCAAAGATTGCCAACAACTCATTAAGTTGTGCGGACTGCTCTGCATTGATTTGAACAATTAATGTATTTTGCTCTATCAGTTTGTTTGTCTGCTTAACCAACTCTGTATTTTGCTTAATAAGCTCCAGAGCCACTTCTGCTAATGTTTTGTTATCTTCCACTCTTAGGCTCCTCACCTTTCAGCTCACGCAAGTTGCGTATGCGCCCTTTCAGCCGAACGATTATTGAATCGATGGTGATTAACTCGTCACGAGATAAACCAGTGCGTGAAAGGTTTTGATATTTCTCAAGCTCACACGAACAAAAATCCAGATCCTTTTTAACTTCTGATTTGTCAGCCATAGACACACTCCAGAAAAAGAAAAGCCCCGCCAATAACTAGTATTCAGCGGGGCCATATATGCCGTAATCCGTTCGGCCAACAAAAAACCTCCCGAAGGAGGCTTAATTCAAATTTCTTTTTTAAATCTTCGTTAATGCTGTTTTTGCATACACGGCGATAGGGTAGCAAATTACCACTGAGACAAACCAAATAATTGTGGTCTGAAAAATTTCAATCTCACCCATGAAGAAAACAGGAAATGAAATTGCATATAGAGCAGCCATCAACACCATATAGTGAATTGCGAACTTCATTCTTATATAGTCCATATCTTTAATAGAAGCACTATACCAAAAACCTCCCGAAGGAGGCATTAAGCAATTTGATTAAATTCTTGCGGCTATAACTAAATCTCTTAGAGTTACACCTGTATGAGTATCTCTCAGATTAGCTTTCCAATAACCTTGCGTGAACCACTTATCAAGCTCCCAGCAATAAACATCGTCCATTGCCATTTTCCAAGAAGCTATCTCTACCGCTTCAACACCGCCAAATCTTTTAACCAGATCCGTTGTATATTGTTTCTTAAATTCTGATTTAACCCTTTCACTTAACTCAGCTAAAATCCGCTCCTCTGATACTTCATGCTGAATCATGTGCTCAACAAATTCTGGCATATAAAGTCTAGTGTGACGATTTTCCCCATCAGATATGCTTACTTGTATCTCTTTTAGCGTACCTTCCAGATCACAGTCTAATAAAACTGATTGAGTATACATCCCGTCTTTTTTCTGAAATGTGGAATATTTACCGCTTCTACCCAGTTCATCTAACCTCATTATCTCGTAATTATTTTTTAAGTATTCTTTTAATTTACTCATATGCACCTCTGCAAAACCTGAAAGGAAAGTGGCAACTGTTCAGGTTAAACAGCGTTCGGGGATCAGCCTAGCCACCAGTTTAGTTTACCTAAAATACTCAAATCTTAGGCAACAAAAAAAGCCCACTAAAAAGTGAGCTTCTATCTAAAAGTTGCTGATCGACCATAACTTCGTCCAGCATATCACAAAAGTATCAGAATGCAGTCTGGCTTGTCAACATCATCCCATTAATCGGCTTGGTATTTTAAAACGTGAAGCTATACGCACCAATCCAAGCATTTTGTCGCGTTGCACTGAATACTCAGACACCCCAAGTTTTTTGGCTATCTCATCCTCTCTCTTAAAATCCACGTGATAAATAACGACACATTTAAGCCAATGGCGAACCTTCTCGTTTTCAGTCTTCATCATATGGCTTAATAGGTCCTCAACCGCCATTGCATGAAACACATCAATCTTACAACGTGGCGGCGCTCTAAAACGGCGGTCAACTTGCACACCATTCTCGGCATCAATGACATGACCAAGAATGCCTCTTGAACCTAAATAGGTTTCCCCATTACCGTCTAACAATAACCATGAGCCGTATTGCTCTAAATGCCATTCAATCGGATGCTCATTCCAATCAATAGCAACTGTAAAATGTTTACGACCTTGACTTGCTGTAACTGCATTCATATTTATTAAGCCCCTGTGTTATGTTTTCTTACTTGAATATCGATTTGCCCCCCCGCCACAATTGGACGAGCGTTTACTGAAAGGCTTTTTACTTGAGAGTCGTCATCAATAAGCCCGCACTTGGTTAAAGCATCAAGGCAAGGTTTTAAAATATTATCGATGTCTCGTACTTTCTTGTCTGGCATGTGGTAATCGATAATGACCTGCACATCACCTTTGTATTGAAGAGGTTGAATAAATCGCTTCATCACCTCAACAAAATGGTTAGCTCGCTTACTTAAACGCTTACTAGTTTTTCCAGAATCAAGCCAATAATTGTTCATAGACGGCGGTATGATGTTTACGCTACAACTAAGCAGCGTATTAACATCACATTCATAGCTCTGGCCCTTAATTAAAAATGCTGGGATTTGTGGTGATGGATCTCTATTAGTCCGTTTTTTACCAGTCTTATTCTTGTCAACTGAAAAACGATAACTACCCCATTTAGGCTTGATCATTTTCACCTCGGCGATTTTCAGTAGCTTCAAGAATTGCCTCTGGTACAGAGTTGTCATTATTCTTATTGCCATATAAGAAATCTGATTCCCATTTGCGTTGCCATACAAAGTGAGAACCAATCCCATGACGTTTTAAAAATTCCTGTTCTGCTTTTGTGCGATTTTTGATGTATCGCACAAGTATCCAAACACCAATGGCTAAGCCCAATGCAATTGAAATTAAAACCGTTAAGGCTAATGCTTCAAAAATTGTCATTTTGATTTTCCTTTATTGTGATAAACACGCTCGCCATTAACTGTTCCAAAACCACAGATAAGGCATGCAACGTCATAACCATGTGAGCATTTGAGTTGATAAACTGATTCGTGGTCTTTAATGGCGCGCTCCAGATCATTAATAGTTTGATTTAACTCATCTTTTATCTGGTCAGGAACTAAATTGTTTTTAACCTCAAGCTTCATACCAATAAGATGATTCTTAGCTCTTCTCACACCATATTTCTGAATAAACTGTTCTGGTTTCATTGAGCACCCCATTGCACATCTTTAAGACTTGGGCGAAATACAACGACCGCACAACCAAATGGCGCGTTATGCTTGCAGCCACCAAACTTAAGACGCCCTTTGATGTAATGGATTTCTCTGTTCATTACATGTTCTTGCCACCAAGTAACATCAGTACGTGCTGGCAATAATCCAACAACTGTATGACCCTGATTAGCCGTTTGCACCGCTTTATCAATCCACAAAGTAATCTCGCGACCGTATGGTGGATTCATCCAGCATGTTCCAGTCCACTCTTGCTTTAATCCATCAATTTCAGGTGTGAAAAAGCGTTCGCATTTGGCATTCTCAGGCAACGCACAAACATCTAGATCAAAATTAAAAACTTGGTCCAATGCATCAAATAGTGTTTGAGGCGTGGCCCATACATCTGTTCTACCTTCTGCATTACCGAATAGACCTAATTTCGCCATTGTGCTCATACTGCCTCCTCCATTGCGTGGTAATACTGCGGATCCAAATCAAGAAAAGTTGATCTAGCCAAGTCAGTAGCTAAACGCACGGTCCCAACCGTTCCATTACGAGCCTTACCTACGATGATTTCTGCAATACCAGCGTCTTTACTTTCTTTGTTGTAAACCTCATCTCGATAAATAAACAAAATCACATCCGCATCTTGTTCAATTTGTCCTGAGTCACGAAGATCCGACATAATTGGGCGTTTGTTTGGTCTGTTTTCGAGTGAACGGTTTAATTGCGATAAAGCGACAACTGGGCAATTAAAATCTTTTGCAAGTTTCTTGAGTCCACGAGAAATATCACCCATATCCTGAGTGGGGTTTCCCGTGCGCTGAGGCGGTGTCATGATTTGAAGGTAGTCAACCATTATCAAACCTACTTTCCCGTACTTACGGACCATTTTGCGCGCTTCTCGGCGTATGTCGCTTAGGCTTGGTGCGCTTTGGTCGTTAATTTCGATTTTTGTGTTGCCAATAATCGTCATTGCACGGTGAATTAAACCTGCATCCTCAGACTGAAAGCGGCCAGAGCGAATTTTCTTAAGTTCAATTTGACCTATGCCAGAAATGAGGCGTTCCATGATCTGCTCTTTGTTCATCTCGCCAGACATAAACAGAGCTGGTTCACCTTGATTCACTGAAACATCGCTCAAGATGTTTTGCGCCAGTGTTGTTTTACCCATCGAAGGACGAGCACCAATAATCACCAAGTCAGTTTGATCGATACAATCAAGCTTGTTATCTAACTCAAAGAAACCAGTTTTAATGCCGCGCTTAACCTCAACACCAGCGTGGATCTTTTCATGCTTATCAAGAATGTTTGCCAAGACCTGTTTTGATAGATCGCCTGCAGACATGGTTTTGTTTTCATGCAAATTACCATCAAGGCTTGATACCAGCGTCTGAACTCGGTCTAAAGCTGCCTCAGCGCTATAGCTAACCGTATCAACCGCAACCACGCCGATATTTTTCGATAACTCTTGGATCTTACGGCGAGTAGAGAAATCTTTAAGTTTTTTAACCAAGCTACCAAGCATTGTGTAAACGACTGCGCCAGACATTAGCTCAATCATGTATTGCTCTGGTACGGTCTTAACTTCAAGCGTATGAGAGCGAATTAATTCCCAGATTAAAATCTCGTTATGGCCTTCGCCTTTTTCGTGCTGCTCCTTGATGTGTTTAAAAATAATTTGGTGACGGTCTGAATAAAAATCAGAAACCTCAAGTGAATCGATATACTCACCAGCGCCTTGTTCAACCGTTAGCAATGTAACAAGCACTGATTGCTCAACCGGGATAGAAAATAAATCGATCATGCGTTCATCCCCTTAAAGCGTTTTGGCATTGTTGGGATGTGACGGCGTTGTGGATTTACGCATTCAGTCATTTCTGGTGATTGTGGTTGTTGCTCAACTAAACCAGCAGCTTTCAACCAGAAATCATTTTCCCAATGTTTTTTGTTCAACCATGCCGAAGGTGCTGGGATATATTCACCATCGTTTTTGATCCACTGAGAATCCAACTTGAATGCATTCAAAATTGCGATGAGTTTTTCAAGTGAAATTACACGAGTGTATTTTTCAAAAGTTTTAAAGGTTCCAGATTTATCTGATTTACGTTTGCAAGTCGGATATGCATTCCAGAAAATTTCAAATTCTTCTGAAAAATTCCCCTTTGTTTTTGTATTTGTTTTTATATTGTTATTGTGTGTCGAATTTTTAGATAGCAACTTATCTAAATTTTCGACACCAGACCCCATTTCGCTATCTAATTTTTCGCTACCAGAGCCGTTTTCACTATCTAAAATTTCGCTATCTAATTTTTCGCTATCTAAAAAATCGACAGCAATAATACTGTCAGTTAGGGTGTATTCTGACGCACGATTTTTAGACGATTTCTTAGCAATTACACCCAATTCTTCAAGCGTATTTAGACCCTTTAAAACAGTATCTTTGTTATACCCAGTTTGCTCAACAAATTGAGAGATACTCATTGAATCGGTTGTTTTATTCCAGCCGCGCGTATTACGCACAATAAGCACATAACATGGCAATGCTGAGCCTTTCATTTTCTTCATGTAACCCTTGTCAATTAAGTCGTTAGGGATCATGAAAGCATTAGAGATAAAATTAGCCATGCTTCTTCTCCAGTTTCGCTAATGCGCCAAAAAGAACGCTGCTAATGTGTATTTGCTGAACGTATGCACGACATACTGCGCACTTGTGCGGATCTACACAGGTGTGTGAATGGTTTTTAAGTTCAAGGTGGTTTATGGCTTGGTTCACGCTATACCCTCCACTTTTGGGAGGCGTATAAAACGGCGTGTTTCGAGTTGCTTGACAATTCTCTTGCCCACAATCTCTTCGCCAATGAAATACGTCTGAGTTACTCTTGAATGTTTTTTTTCAAGCACGAGTGTTAATTTCTCACCTGCAACAAGGCGATCTTTAATGTCTTTTGCTCTGCCTGAAAGCTTTTTGTTGTTGATGTAAAACTCCTCTTGAGCATCACGGCAACGAATCATTTGCGAGAGCGGCATTGCTGCCAATTCAACAGCGGTATAAATACGCACTGGTGCAACAAGCTCCACATCAAATGCGATTGGATATTTTGGATCCTCGCCTTTGATCTGTATTCTGGATCTAGTTGTCATTGCTCACCGCCTTAGGAGCTACATAACCCCCAAACTCACGTATATGACCAGATTTAGCCAAGCTGGTTACAATCTGTGATGCCATGTAGTGATTTATTCGAAAACGGCGCAATAGGGCTTGACGTAACTCTTCTTTCGTAATGGCAGCGTTATTCTCATCGTAACCTTTACTTTTCAAATTACGTTTTTTCACCGCCATCAATTCAACTACAACTGCCATAGCTGGTTCATAAAACGATTGGATCTGACTTGTTTGCTTGTAGTCAGCTTGAGACTGAAATTGTGTGCTCATGAAACTTCCCCTATTGCTTGATGTGCGCGATTGAGGTGCTTTAACTCGTCATGAGGGATAGCTTGACACTTTGGTGATATGTGATTAGCAAGGTGCCGGTCATCGCCAAGATCTTCACCAATTAAACAAGTTCGGCATTGTTCCCCATTGAATTGAGAGCATTTGTTTTCACAAGGGTGTTGTGATAAATTAGTTTTCATATTCATTGACCTCGAAAATTAATGAATTGACAAAAGCTTGATTTCGCCGATCAAGCTTTTTCTTTTTGTGATTTGGAAATGTAATTTGAAGCTGCTGCCTTAAGAGCTTGTCGAAGTTGATGAATGTGATTCTCCATTTCTTCTAAAATCGCTTCCGTGTCTGCCAATTCCGCTGGCGTTACCACCCCATCTTCTAAAACATTGTGAACTTGCTGATTGGCTTGGCCGTTGTTGATATTGATATGCAGCAAAGTCTCAACAATGCTTACCTCATGCGCTTTTTCATCAGCTTGATTAGCTGGCACCAGAACAAAGCCAAGCATATGTGCCCATGCCTTAACTAAAGCCGGGTTGCGTGTAAACTGAATCATTGCCTCAAGCTTTTTAATGCTTGGTAAATGGCTTTCCATGTTTGGATTTGCGTAATTGAGTACGCTCTTGTATGAATCACCAAGTACGTTTGCAATCTCTTGCGGCGTAATTCCCTGTGACTGGTGAACCATTTTGTAAATTGCCGTTTTAGCCTCTGGGCTTAAGTTGATTTCACTCATATGTGAATCCCTCTTTAAATTTCACGTATACGCACGTTTGTTAATTTGTGAGAATTAGCTCACGGATTGGTTTTGCTTCTTAAGGTTCTTGCGAACATATTCCCAGTTGATATCTGGTCGTAATTGTTCTGCCTTAACTTGACCCTGAGTAATTTCCTCAATTTTTAAACAGCGATCTTCTGGAATTTTCTCAGGGTTCCATTTGCTAGCAGCCCAAGGTGTAACCCCTATTTTTCGAGCTAAAGCTGAGATGCTCCCTGCAAAAGTCACAGCATTGGTGAATGCTTCATGTGGAGTAGTCATAAATGACACCAAAAAACCTACTTAAAGTAGAAAGCAATATACTACCAAAAATAGAATTGGTGCAACTAAAAATTGATAGTAAAATTCTACCCACAGTAGAAAAGAAGCCTATTTTGATGGAAGACGCTAAATACAAAGACTTTGCGGACCGACTCAACGCATTGATGAAGGCAAAAGACTCTCCAATTAAAACTATCAATGAGTTAAAAAAGGCTATTGGTGTTTCTTATGAGATGGCTCGTAGGTATACACTCGGTACTGCTAAACCAAGAATTGAAAAGCTACAAACATTAGCCGATATTTTTGGAGTAGAAATTAGTTACTTAGACCATGGCACTAAGTTAGACAATAATATTGATTTATCAGATAAAGTTGGTTTCGAAGGACGCAGGGTTCCAGTAATCTCTTGGGTTGCGGCCGGTTCATTTACACCGATTGAGACAGTTTTGAAAGATACGGAAATTGAAGAATATTTACCGCCAAACCGTAGATGCGGTAAGAATGGATATGCTTTAAAAGTTGTAGGGTATTCTATGGCTCCAACGTTTTTACCGGGCGATAGAATTTATGTTAATCCAGACATTCAAACATTCGACCTTAAAACAGATGATCTTGTTATTGTTGCCTGTGCTGGTGATTCAGAAGCTACATTTAAAAAGCTAATCATTGAGGGTGAAGGAACTAGCAAATTCCTAGAGCCTTTAAACCCTGATTGGCCCGATAAAATTATTAAACTTTCAGAAGATTGCCGTTTAGTTGGTAAAGTGGTTGGTCTATATAGAGATATTTACTAACTTTCAGCCCCAATCTTTGAAACCAAATATTAATCTTTTTCTTTTAGCCCGCTTTTTGTGGGTTTTTTATTGTTCAAAATCAAATATATTCAACTTTTAGTAGAAAATAATTACTACTTCATATTGACTTAATTTCTACTTAAAGTAGTATTTATCTCGTAGACAACAAAAGCCCCGCACGGCGAACACTGCGCGGCATTTAATACGAGGTCAATATGAAAGTAAGAACAATAGAGAGTCAAACGACTCGCCCGTGCTGCACTCAACCGCAGCCAGCAGATTTTAAGCATAGCTGGCGCGATCACTTTTGGCCGAACTTCAAAGACACTTTGATCATGCTTCTAGTTATGTTCATTGGGTATTTGGTGTTTATTGGTTTGATTGCTTTTATTTCATATCTATTTGGTGGTTGATATGGACGAAGTAATTCTAAGAAAAATCAAACGTTGCTTTGAACTATCAAAAAGCTCAAATGAACATGAAGCAGCACTGGCAATCAAGCAAATGCAAGCTTTAATGCAAAAACATGGTGTTAATGAAAAACACATTAAAGCAGCCGATGTTTGCGAAGTTACTTATGAATTAAAGGTACAAAAACCTGCTCAATGGGTTTTGGCTCTTCATAGTGCTATTGCACAGGCATTGGATTGCATGTCTGTAATATCTCACTGCAAGTATTTTAATTCAGACCTTGTATTTATTGGTGTTGGGTCCGGGCCTGAAATTGCCAATTACGCGTTTGAGGTTTTGTTTAGAAAGTTAAAACAAAACCGTGCCGAGTATATAGAAAATAATCTATTTCGCTTTAAGCGCGCAAATAAGACGAAATTGGCCGATGCGTATTGTTCGGGATGGGTTCAAAACGTTTATTCAAAAGTTAAAAACTTGAATCCTAATTTGGAAATCAAAGAGCAAATCAAGGCTTACCAAGAAACGAAAATGGATAACTTTAATCCAGATGGAAAATTTACTGGTTTCCAGCGCTTTAATAGTGAAGATGGCCGTGCTTTATCAGCTATGTCAGATGGCTATATGGAGTCAAAGGATATAAATATTTTTGCGGCAACTGAGCATAAAGAATCACTGAAAATAGGTGAAAGAGCATGAAGTTACTAGAAAAGAATGAAGCAAAACTAGCATGGGCAAACGGCGAACCGCTTCTTATAAACAATAACGGCTGGACAGACTTTCACCCTCTTGAGTGGGGCATTTCAGTATTTGATAAATATGAATTTGCCCTAAAACCTCGTGAAATTCAAATTGGTGAAATGCTGGTCCCTGAGCCTATTAGAGAAGCACCAAAGAAAGGAACTGTTTGCTTCTCCCCTTCTATTTTGACTGAGAAGGCTTACCAGCAGTTTAAATGGCGTGACTCTAAGCAAGATAAGTTGCTTCTTGAGCGTGGCATGGTCCATTTAGATGAGTTCAACGTAATTAAGCATGCGGTTGCTTTGGTTCGGATAAGCGGTGGTAGTTGCGTAATTAACTTGGATGCTCAGTCTGACGATTCAGGTATTGATGTGAGTACGGATACTCCAGATCCATCAGAAGTTGAGCTTGCTTTAGGTACGCATTTTAAAGATGGTGATGCGCCAAAAGAACAATCTTTAGAATTAACTTCTGAATCAAATTATGAGGTTGAATTGAAAAGCCTGTTGGATGAATTGGAAAACACAACATCACCGGGAAGCGCCAATGATTTAGTTAGTCGCACACGCCACTGGAGCGAAGAGCAACGCAAACCATTACTAGATGCGATTAATAAGCGCCTAACAACTTTTACTCAGCCACAAGCTAAAGAACCGCCATCACTAATGGTTCAAATACAAACGGCTCCAGACCTAGCAACGCTAGATATTCTTGAGGTTGATATAGGTGGCAAACCGCAAGAGATCCAAACAAAGCTTATGGATTTTGTCAAAAAACGCCGATTTGAATTAACTCAAACCGAAACAACTACAGGGGCTTGATATGGAACTTAAATTTACAGCAATGACTGCTCAAGTCACTATCGAGTCTCTTGTGCATCTTTTAAAGAATTCTGACATTAATTTTGATTCAATCAAAGTTGTAGTCGGCAATACAAAAGGCGGCTATCAGAGTCCTGAAATCCCTCTTGAGAAGTTAGTAAACATTGCTTTAGGTGATATGCATGAAATTATCAGCACCGACCAGCAGTTAGATTCTCTGAATTTAAAAAGCGGTGAGCAAACATTTAAGTATGGTTGTAGAGATCTTTTGCTGAGATCTCTTCATAGCTCAAAAATTCTCAGAACCTCACTAAATTGGGTTCATGTGAAAAATATGCTCGGTGTGGGACGTACTGTATCAATTCTTATTTGTGAAGAGCTTGGTGTAGATCCTGACGGAACCAAATTTATTAAAGCAAATGCAGGGGCAAATGTATGACTTACCAAATACAGCCAATTGATGTACCAGATGATCTTTCAGGCTGCTGGTTTCATCCTGATATTGAACAGCATGACACTATTGGAGACCACGCTGAGTTTTATACAAAAGAACAATGGGCACAACTGCAAAAGAATCTTGGTATTTCAATACTAATTGAACGTTTTGATTATATGGAAATCGAGGAAATACCCGATGAAGACTCCAGTGATTGGTCTAAATGGAAACCAAAAGCACCAAAACAAAACTTGTTTTTAATAGCAGCTTTTGATTCTGAGGATGGCCCCATTCTTTGGTGGGCAAATCCGAATCAAGTTAATTAATCAATAGATCTGGAGGGGAAAATGCCAAACGAAATTTTAGAAGCTTTACTTGAACTTGGCTTGACCCCGATAGATTGGGTTGATGCAAGTCAATTTTCAAAGTTAACAGGTATTGAAGAGCAAAAACTATTTCATCGGCGCAAGAAATGGCCAGAGGATCTAGTCTGGTCCAAACAAGACGGCAATATTTACTATTCGATTAGAGGCTATAACGAATGGCTGACGGAGCAAGCGAAAAATCGCTACCAAAAGGCGTGCGGATTAGAAGCGGCGCAATCCAAATCTATTTTGAGCGAAACAAGCAAGCCTACAACATCACGTTACCACACCCCCCAACTGCGGAAGGTATTAGCGCAGCCGCTAAAATTAGAAGCCAATTAATTACAAAGGCTGAGTGGGGAATTTTAACTGATAAAGATATTGCTGAGGCTAAAGGAGAAACGATTGATAAAAAGCACCTCATCCTCAATAGCAATGAGGTGCTTTTTCAAGAGGTAGCACAGAAGTATTTGCGCCAGTGCGAGGCAAATTTAGACTCAAGAAAGGGTTATGTAAGAATTCTGAATTGTCACTGGATGCCACACTTTGCACTAAGACCAATAAATCAAATCACTAATGATGAAATAAGAGATTTGATTATCGATAAAAACTTCAAGACAGCCAAAACCCTTAATAACAGCTTAATACCATTGCGCGGCGTATTTGAAACGGCAATGAACAGCAAGTTGATTTTAGATAATCCAATGCATGGCATTGAGAATAAGAGGATCCAGCAAGCTATACCAGATCCTTTTAGTAGAGCGGAAATGAATGCTTTGCTGAAATGGCTTGACGTAAATCTTGAGGGTACAAACCGTCTTTACTATTGGTATTACGAGCTTGCTTTTTGGTCTGGATGCCGCCCTTCTGAACTTTTTGCTTTGCGCTGGAATGATATTGATTGGTTTAATGGAACAATGCGGATTAGTAAGAGCCGGGTACGTGGTTATGAAAAATCAGTAACGAAAACTCATACTGTGCGGGATGTATATTTGAATGATAGATCGACACGCGCCCTAACTGAAATACAAAAGCTTGGGCTAAGTAGAGACTATGTGATGATTTGCCCTGAAACTGGATTGCCTTTCTATGATGAAAGACCACCAAGATTCAGGCTAAATGAGGCAATGAAGGCTTGTAGGATTCGTCACAGACCTGCTTATAACGCTCGGCACACCTATGCAACCATGATGCTTATGGATGGTGTGAACCCTGTGTTTGTAGCCGATCAAATGGGTCATAGTTTGCAAATGCTAATGAAGCGCTATGCGAAATGGATGCACGGCGACAAGAATAAAATTGAGATGGCTAAACTCAACACATCTTGACAGGTTTTATGACAGGCTGAGGTGAGAAACAATCATATTCTATTAGATTGAAAATTGTTAAGTTATTGATTTTTAACAATGGCAACTATATAGAGTATGATTGTATCTTATCTAAGTGGGTTCGAGTCCCGCAGGGCGCACACTTTTAGTGAATTAATCCTTCACTTCAGCCAGCAATGTTTCAGCTGCAAGTTTGCCTAAATTATTAGAAGCAAGCGGACTATCGCCCGTTAACAATTTACGGTCTCGATGACATTGACCAGTAATGCCAGTATTCAAAATCTTCACGCCGAGCTTTTCAAGGTTTTCACCGACTAACCACGGTAAAGCTCCAGGCATGTAACCAATATCAATATTCGCTCCCTTATCTAACGAATCAGGGAATACACAAATTTGATAATCTTTAAAAATATAATTCTCAGGCTGCTCATCTACTGCGGCAGCCAGTAACGAAGCTGGACCATGACATAACGTAATAATAAATTTGTCTTGTTCAACTGCCCATTTAAGAACTTTCTTCACTTCAAGGCTATGCGGAATCTTCGCTAATACCCCATGCCCACCCGGAATAAATACAGCCGCATATGGAGAGTTTTCGCCGACTACATTTTCTAAAATATCGGCAAGTTTTAACGGATTTTTTAATTTATCTGCATATTTCTGGAAAGTATCTAATACCACTTGTTCTTGCTTTGGCATTGCCCACATTTCAAGTTTGGCTGGATTACCTGAAAGTGTCGCAACATCAATTTCAAATCCGGCATTATCTAAATGGAACATTGGCAAAAGCATTTCTACTGGATGGTTTCCGGTAGAAAAGAACTTACCGTTTTGCATCTGGATATAGCGTTCATCAGTTGCAATCATTAAGACCTTTTTATTGCCCGCATACGGCGTTGGATAGGTTGTGCCATCGTAATCTGTTTTAGGAGAAGTATATTGACTCAGTGAATATGGTGATGGGAAGAACGCATTATCTTCTGCCAAATCTGGAGTTGGATTTTTATCATTTGATGCTGGGGTATTCAT